GAATGTAGCGGGCCATACGGGTTTTACCCAATCACCCCACGTTAAGTCTGGATTATCTTTCCACTTTTTGTCATCGTGAAATGATTTTATTTCAAGATAATCTTTGTGAGTAACAAATTTATTCTTGTATTTGAACCCACATTGGTCTTGTAATCCTCCTGTAACATTTACAATGATTGGTGTTCCTGCCATCAATGATTCACAAGTACCTAAACCGAAACCTTCATTAGATGCGATATTAACCGTAACGTCAACCATATTATACAATAAATTAAGTTGTTCTGTCTCTAGTTTTCTATCACTAAAATATACTTTACAATTAGGAGCCATTTGTTTAGCCACTTCAGGTAAATCAGTTCCGTTTTCATCTCTAGGTTGAGTATGCATTAACAAGGCACATTTTTCAGCTTGTTCTTCAGGTAACATATCACAAAACGTTTTGAAAGCCATAATAACATCACCTGGCATTTTTCGTCTGATATTTCTGTTACAATAAAATACAATAAACTCTACATTATCTTCAGTTAATTGAGACCTTAACTTTTGAACTTCCTTATACTCATTATCAAATATATTGATTGGATAGTATTTGTTACTGACACCGTGGGGTAGATAGGTTAACTGCCAGTCCTCAGGAGGGTTCTTCTTCCAAACTTCATTTACAATAGAATAAGTTTGTTTTGATATATTCATAATTAAATCACAACTCTCGTAGTAAAATTCGTTGTAGTGAGGAGCAGGCCAATCGTCCCAGATATTATAATAAAAGATAGGTATCTCTTGTCTTATCTCGTGTTCCATTTCATACAACCATCTCCAAAATCTTGGGTCTGTATAATGAAGTATGGCATCAGGATTCTCTCTCGACATAACCTCACGTAACACATCAGGACTACCATAACCATCGATAGGATAAATAGTTAATTTAGCGTCCTCACAACCTGATTCTTCACTAATAGATTTATCCATATTTATGACTTTACCCTTTTCAGGATGTTTGATAGCTCCACCTATTTGAACCCAATCATAATGATGAGCTGTACCTACAACAAATTCTTTCGACATCGTTCCTACACCAGACGACATTCGTAAATCATCTGACAATAAAAGAATCTTCTTTTTAGCCATATAACCTCTAATCTTTTAAAATTTTCTTATCTTGATTCTCACTAAAATATTTATTAACCATCTCTAACTTATCATCAAAACTAGCCATTTGGTCTAATTCTTTTTCAATCTCATCCATTACATCACCGTGTTCACCAATACCTACAGAATTTCTCATTAGATTCTCAACATTGATTCGGTGTTTTTCGATTTGTGCTCTAAAATGCATTTTACTAGCTTTTATGAAATCCTCTCTCATAGTCTACTCCCACTTGGTATTAATTTATTATATTCTTTTATTTTATCTCTAAAGTCTTCATCTACAACGTACAAATCCATTGAACGATTTACTAATTTCTGTAATGTAAATTCATCATCGAACGTTTTTGATTTAAAATTTCTATATAACCCTTTTAGAATTTTGACGGATGTCAATTTATATTCCATATAAACCTCTTGATATATACATATATAAATATATACCTAATCTAATATTTTCACTAATTTTTTCATTTTTTCAGCATATTGTATCGTGTTTTTTGTTCCATTCGATTCAGTGCCTGGTTGTACAAAAGCCACAATAATATCACTATACTCTGCTATCTGTTTATTTCTCTTGAAATAGTTTGACACATAATAAGGTCTATTATATTGTGTGGCAGGTAGTTTACAATGCATATTCCAACTATAATGTGAGGGAGGAAACTCAACGTAATTCATACCCAATTCAAGAGCAAACTTTTTAGCATATCCGTCAGCTCCATCTTGTTGTCCTCCACTTACTATTTCTGATTCAGGATATTTTTGTTTTATATCAAAAATTAAATTTTTTATTTTTTTCTTGTTGGTGTATGCTCTACTACCAACTATCCCTACCTTAATCTTCGTAGTCATTTCTTTTTTGTACCTTTATTGTTTTATCTGAGGTTACAAATTTTGTTACATTATAAAACTCTTTTAGACCTGCTACTAATCCTGATTGGTCTTTGTAATCATAATTAAATCTACAATATCTATTTTTTATTCCTACAGGTTTAATATCAAAAAATATAAAATCACGAGACTTAATCTCACTACCTTGTCTTACACTTGTACGAAATGATAACTTGTCTTCCCATCTCATTAGAAAGTTTTTTAAATCTGTACTTTTGATTTCATCTTCTTCAAACCATAAATACAAAAGTATAGCTATGTTTAATTCATTGTGAATAGAATCTACTTTTTCCATTACAAACTTTTCTAAATCTGTATTGATAAAATCTGAAAGTTTCAATCTTAGTGTAGTTTTACTTATCATTATTTTACTCCTGCATCACAATGTTCTGTTTGATTAAATTCACACCACTTACAATTTTTCTTTGAAGGTAACTTTAAATAATCTCGTTCTAAGTTATGTTTACCATCTTCAAAAGACTCATCTATAAACCTCTGAAGATTATTTACTACCTTATTGATACTAGGTTTACCACTAGCGGGAGAAAATGTTTGAACTCTTCTTTGAGGAAAATCAAGATTCTCGTAAAGTTTACGTTTAACAATAAAGTACTCTACATCAACACTATCAATAGGAACTTCTTGTTCTTTACTGAAAAAATATTTGTATAGTAATAACTGGTCTGTTTTGTTTTTGTCAGCTTTTTGATACTTGTTCCAACCCATCGTAGAGGTCTTAATATCGATAATTTTGTATCTATCACGAAACGTATCGTGTAACACAACATCCATATAACCTATAAACTTTATGTTGTTAGGTAATTCATACTCGATAGGAACTTCAATACCGACTAACTCATAGTTCTTCTTACTAAAATACATATCACGTTTCTTTTTAAACCATTCCAAAATCAGAAGTCCGTGTGAGTAAAATTCTTCCATATCTTTTTGTTCACAAAAGACTTCACCTCCGTTACGTTCCATAATATTTGTGTAGTTAGTTTTCATTCTATGAAGTAACATTTCATCTAAAGGTAATGCATTAGCCATCTTGATAGTATCATTATACATTACGGTTAGATAAGTTTGTAGAACTTCATGCATACTTGTACCAAACAATGTATGAATACTATCTGTATATTCACCTAACTTATCTATATAATTAAGTTTCCATTTGTAAGGACAAGAGTCCCATTGACTATATTGACTATAACTTATTCTTTTCATTTGATTTTCTTTACACTATGTACTGCTACACTAAATTTATTCTGACCATCACTCACGATATACATTGTAGGAAAGTGTGAAATACCCTCAACAATAACTTTCGTGCCTACAGGTATAGGTTGTTGACCGGGAATGTTATGGGAAACAGATAACTCGAACTCGTCTCCTACTTTTACACCCCAATGTTCTCGTGATACTTTGTTAAATGGTTTTTTCATCTACTTGACCTTAATGAATGTATATTCTCTATGAGATACTGAGCACCATTTGTAGCAGTAAATGTTTCAGGTAGATTTTCACGTTGTCCTGGTGCTGGTTTACCCATATCATTCATTGATGGACTACCACCTCTCGTACCAACCCTCTCAGGTGGTAATCCCTCTAAATCACAATAGTCCCATTGTACGGGGTCAGGTATACCTGTTACTTCTACAATAGGTTTACTTCTGTTTAAAACATATAATTGTACTAACAGAAACCTCATTTACCCCACTTACCTCGTCCCACTATTGTAGCCATAATTCCATAATTAGATACATCAAGATAAGCATCCTCAAGAGGTTCATCTTTTACAGCTGAATCACGACCTGTCATCAATAAAGTTTTAACTCGTTGTAGTTTATCGTTCATACGAAACCATAACCCTGTCAATGATAACTTAATTTCTTCTGGTGTTTGTAATTGTGTTCCAACACTAATATTACCTGGACCATAATCGTGTTGTTTGTGTAAGAACAATTCATATTGTTCTCGTTGAATCTTCTTAAACTCCTTAGTCATTTCAGGCCACTCTTCTTCCATCTTTTCTATAACGTCATAATCCTCTGAATCTACACGAGGACTATCTTTTATAACCTTTGACATATATGTCTCCTAATTTACATACTTGAATATACGAATAATTTACTATACGTGTCAAGTGTTTTTTAACCATTTCCTGCTGTATAACCATCAGAAGAACCCAATACATTTAGTCCTGCTTCTTCTATCCTCTTAGGTTCAATTCCCCATTTCTGAGCTAATTGACCTAACTCTAACATTCCTCCCTCGGTGAGGTAATACATATCAATCATCTCGATTGCTTCTTTTTTACTAACTTCTTCGTGATTAGTAACAATATTTACTAACCAATTTGGATGTGCCATTTCACTTCTCCCTTTAACATATTTATAAAATCTATTATCTTTAGGTAAGATATTCGTGTATAACTTGTATAAGTCTTGAGGTTTTAAGTTATATTTTTGTAATTCATTTACGAGGTCGATTATATTCATATTCATAGACAGAAATCTATGAATCATATAGTTTGACCAGGACTTTTTATCTTCTTCTGTAAGTGTTTCCCAATACTTAGGATTTTGAACTTTTTTTATTTGATTGATGTGGTCGAACAAACTCTTCTTTTTTATTAAAGATTTTTTTCCAGTTTTCTTCATATTTTTTGAAATTAGAAACTCTGTTAGAGTCTCCCTTTCCTGCATTAGAATATTTAGCTTTTTGAGACATCTATGGTATCTTCACCTATTCCAGTACCTTTTAACATATCCTTAGGGACTCGACCACAATTTCCACAACTATAAATCTCGATAGGAATAATTCCTTCTTCTCCTGTGGGTGATACTAAGGCTGATAACCTTTTCAGTACGGTTGATTTGATGAATAAATAATTACCACAATATTCACATTTTAAAGTCTCTGCTTTTCTCAAATCCACTTGCACATTAGCTTGTGGTTTCTTGATAGGTCCTTTTGGATGCATACTCATTTTATCACTCCTAACAATTCTATAATCATAGCCATAGCATTGATTTCTTTATCAACTACTTGACTATCTGATAATTCATATCTTGCTATTATCAAGATACATTCTGCTATATGACCTTTACCATATGAATCAACTTCATCATACAACAATCTAAACAAATCTGCAAAGTCTGTAATCTTATTGTCAGCTAATAGTTGACGAATCTCAGTAAAAGCTGTTTTTCCATTTTGTGTCTTTAATATTTTTAAAAGTTTTAACTTGTAATCATTTTGAATGATACTTGAGGTATCTAACTTTAATTTACCATTCACGACATTTCTTTGAGCTGAGTTGATAACTCTACGAATGTCAGGATAACTACTATCAATTAAAACTTTGATATCCTCCATCGTATCGATTATGTTTTCTTTTATCAATATATTATGTAGATGTTTAGCCACATCACTTTTTGATGGAGGTATAATTTGAAATGATTGACAACGTCC